ATTGATCACAAGACCACGAGCGACTAGCATTTTGATTTATCCAAACACTAGCCGCCGCCGCTATTTTCCCGAGTCACCTAAAAGGCTTATCCTTTGGATATGTACAACGAGTTCGCTTATCGTATCGCTTCGAACTTGGTCGGGTCGAATCAAGTCGATTTGTTCAAATGAAGCCGGGTCGCCATCGATACTAACTAAGCTTTCTCGAATCATTTCGATATATACTCGGCTAATATAAGCGGTATATTCTGAATAAGCGGTTCGTTCGCTTTCTGTTAGATCATGATGCCAGCGCGCCCGAGCTTCTAAATCATTCGGAGCTTGTAACCAAAGTAAACGACCTAGTTCGCTTCGGGTATAAGCGCCGGCTCTTATTTCAGCTCGTTCTCGGCTCGCTGGTGATAACGCTTTAATAGTAAATCTAGTCGCTTCGTCACTAACCGAACCTAAATCGCTAAGGTTACCCGAAGCTAAATAAGCCGACTTTTGTTCATCATTTGCTTGAACCGCGTCGTCAACGGTTACAACGATTTCAAGCTCATATTCTGTACTAGTTACGAAGCGAATAGCCATTTTATACGTTTCCTACTGTTAGCCCGATTCTAAACGGAGAGTTTCCGGCGTTGGCTTCATAACTTGAAGTAGTGAAGTCGCCGGCATATCGAGCTTGTTGATAAGTTAAAGTTTGTCTTACAATGTCATTTCCCGAAACGTCATAGACGCTAGGGTCATTAGTTAGAACGGCCGCCGGAAGCATAATCGCACAACCTTTACCATCATAGATCGGCCCAGTACCGACTAATACTTGTCGAACTGTTCTATTAAAGTAGTCATTTGCGACGGTAGTATTAACAGTTGAGAGCGTTAAACTAAGCTCTACGCTTACGTCGCTGATATCCATTCCCGACATACCGATAACATCATTTGAATAGCTAAGCGGTGTAAGTGTATTCGTAACTGTTAAACTAAAGTCTTCGCAATCTAGCGCCAAGCGATCGAGCGTTTCGCCGGCGGTGCCGTTTGATGAGCTAGCCGGTGAGCCGTCACTTACTACGACATAAGAACCGCGGAAGAAGGCCGGCGAACCGCTATTATATGCTGGCTCGATTGAACCGACCGCGCCGCCATGGTTATCAGTAATAAACGCCGCTTGATAGGTTAGTTCGGCCATAAGGCGACCCGAATCAAGAGTGATATTCATAGACTCTAAAACGCAACCATACGCGATTTGTTGGAAGTTCGCGCCGTCGATTTTAAACGCTAAGCTATGATTGAACTCGCCGGAGTTTGTTCGGCTTGGAACGTACCAAGTTTGAAGACCGCGAAGCGTTGGCGTACCAGTAAAACCCGAACTAAAGGCCGGTGAAACAGTTACGTCGCCGGCTACGTCGTTATCTGTAATCGCTGAGTATTCGGCGCGACCGTTGATTTCAGTTCCGATCAACAGACCAACATCGCTAACCGCCGGCGCGTTAGTCGGAGTATATGTATTTTCATCTACGACCGCCGAAGCTGTATCGGCTTTTAGATTAGCGCTCGGCGCTTGGGTATTGAAGCCGGCTCCCAAAAGATAACCAAGATAATTCGAATTATAGTTAGCCGCCGAAGTTCCGATCGTGGTTAGATCTACTCGACAAGTTATCGAACCAGTACGACGGCGAACTCGTGAACCGTTGTACCAAACAGTATCCGGCTCCGGTGCGTTGAAATAAGCACCGTCTCGGGTATCGTTACGTTCAGAAACGACGGGATCACCGCTCAAGACGACCGGGTCACGTTCGCAAGGGATTGAAACAAAATTAAGACCGCTTACGGAAGGTATTCCGTTTGAATCCGGCGAACCGAATGTACTTTCAACGGCTACGCTTAAAGACCTATGAGTAACTGCCATTTTTAACGCTCCAGAAATAAAAGGTCGAAGGGAATAGTAAGTATAAAGGCGACTCTCGCGCCGTTTATATCTGCTATCGGTTCAAATGTTGGTTGATAAGGTATAACGCTTACTATACCGGTGTTTTCTAAATCATAGTCCGGCTCTTTTAGAGTATCGCTTAATTTAGAAACGTCTTCGGCGATCATGCGACTTAGATAACTATAATCGGTCGGGATCTCATAACGAACCCTCAAATCGACTCGGGTTCGCTTCCTACCGCTTAGCCCGGTCATTCCGTCGTCAAACGGAAATAGATCGATAGAAAGCTCGAAATAGCGGTTATTAAATGATCGCTCGTCAAGATCTACGGTGAAGCCGTCGCCACGTTGAACGGCTACAAAAGAGCTATTCAAATCGGTTTTAGGCGTGATCGACATAATAGTATTTTCTAAATGTTCAAGCGCCGCTTTTATGCCTTGGCTCATTTGAGTTTCTCGCTTACATCATTTGAAACGGCTTCGACTAAAACGTCTATATCATCTTCGCTTAAGCCGAGGTATTCTCGCTTTTGATTTACATGATAACCGTAGCTCTGAACGTGTTTAGTCAATCCTATTTTAAAGCCGGTCGGAGTCGCTTCTGTAACGACTAAATTATTCATAAGCTGACCGCTTAACACTAAATCGACCTCGGCGCTATCGTCTTCGCCGCCTCGACGACGTGATTCGTTTTTGTATTGTCTATATCCACCGGCATAATAAACGCTTTTACCCGTGCGACTTGGTCGGCCGCCTTTTGGCGATAGCCTAGCGCCTTTTTTTGAAACGTAAATAGGTTCTTTTGAATACTTGTCAAAGTTAACGCCGTTCGCATCTATACCGTTTGACGTTCTTAACTTGATTATCGCTAAAGTGTTTTGAGCAAGTCGCGCCGAGTCTTGAGCCGTCCAAAGCGTACGCGGTATATTTATGTCTACTCTGACCGGCATTTTTGAGCCCTTTTTTTAAATAGGAACTTAGTTCCGGTTTAATGACGCATACCGCGAACTGGATTAAAAAAGCTATCGTTCGCGGTCTTACTATAGTTTCGCCAGCTAGCCCGAAAGTCGGAAGCGCTTCCACCTTTTCGGCGTAAGTCTTCTTCGTTTGGATCTATAACGCCGTCGCCGTCCAAGTCGAGAGTGATTGATCGAAGCGCAGAGTCTAAAAGTTCTCGACAACGATCGCGCATATTTGAAGCCGCGTCAAAGTCTCGAATCAATTCATAGATGATAGCCGCGGTACAATACTTATGAGCAAGCTTAAACGATTCGGGATTAAATACTTCGTCTTCGGTAATATCATCATTATTTAAATGATCGCGAATCGCTAAAATGATTTCATGTTCAGCCGCTTTGATTTGAGCTTCGAAATCGCCTTGTCGCCTTGGGACCATGTCAGCAAGATTCGAGAAGGTGTTAACTAGTTCGTTATGATCAAGCCCAGTATTAAATGGCCGTGGCGTAACTTTTAGTATTCCCTTCTCTTGTTTGGGTTGACTCATATTCAGTTCAGTATATGCAACCCGATAAGGATAAAGACCGCTCGTCGCTAAGCTAGCGCCGGCTATGTCAACGTAACTCGTCGCTAGTTGAAGCGTTGCCGAGCTAGTTAAATCAATATCTCTTGAAAGCGGTTCGGCTAAAACTGCGGTCGTACCACCAAGTCGAGAGACTACGACCGAATAGTATGTATCTCGATCAGTAATCAAGAAAGCGTTTTGTTGCTCTCTATAATAAGTCGCCGGAGTACTATCCAGCGTTAAAGTTCGTCGATCGCTAGCGATAGCAGTAACCGTTAAATCGGAAGCGAATCGAATTAGCGTTTCGCTTATACCTGAATCAGTATCAATCACTAAACTAGCGTTACCGGTGATCGGTACTTGTGGCGACCAGATAAAGCGGTAATCGTTGCTTGTTATGCTTTTTCTCATTTCTTCGCTCCGGTATTAGCTTTTACTATATCGCTCTTTTTAGCTCGATTTAATTTAGCCGCCGTAATAAAACCTTCGGTCACTGGTGACCATGAATGACGGCAATTATAACCACCGCCGGACGTAATCACGTTTAGCCCTTGGTTATTATTTAATTGTTTCATTTGCTGATCATTTACAACGAGATTGATCAAAGCTTTACAAAAGTTTCGGGTAATTCCGTCTCTTGGGCCAGTATATAAATAATTCTTTATACCGGCCGCTTTTGACGCTACGGCGTTAATACTTCGGCCATACTGACTAAGCTTAGTCTTGACCTCGGTTAGCGCCGAGCCTTCGCTTTTTTTCATTCTTGTTTGTAGGTTTGATAAAGCGCTTTGTACGGGAACTTCGATAGTGAGATCTCGCAATGATTCCCGAATCGCTTTTTGATAAATCGGTATAATGATTTCGTCGAATACAGCATTTGACGATTGTATTTGAAGCGCGTCGATTTGTGGTAAGATCGAATCGAACTTAAACGCCGGGTCGACCGCTTCAAGTGTAACTTTAATCGATGCTGATATAAGATCTTGTTGTTCGATAAATACATCGATAGCATTTCCTAAGCCAGCTTGAAGAATCAAGTCGGTTAGTTGATCGTTAGTCATACTCGACAAGTTTGTCGGGTCGATGACAGTTAAAGCATTTTCTAATGCTTCTATGATTTCACCGCGAGCGGTTTTTAATGCTCGTTCAAAAGCTCGCTCGGCGGTTATTTCTGCTTTGAGTTGTTCGACTCTAGCTTTTGTTAGTTCTGCGATCGCTCCGGTTTGCTCGTTCGCTTGCTTGGATAAGTCAGCGACGGCTTTACGATCGGCGTCCGTTTCACTTAGGCCAATTTGGCGACCGCATAAACATAACATAATCTTAGTTTACTACGCTTGTAATAATGCGACCTAGGGTCGAGTCTACAGCGTGGAACTTTTGTACTTCTTCGGCGTATACATAGCGACGAGTACGATCGAGAGAATCATATTGACCGGCAACCATTCCGCTAAATTCAAGATTAAGCGCGGCTACTGGCATTCCTTTGACGTTGCCCGATTTTTGAACGATAGCGTCCGAACCGCGTAGAATACCCATGAATAAAGAGTCTTGAGCCCAGATAAAGCCTTCGCTTGAACTTGCTCCCGGTACAGCGGTGTCTTGACGAGCCGAACCAACATAAATGTTAGGAATGCCGAGAACGTCGCGTAATACTTGCATAACCGCTTCATTTGCTAGAATACGAGAACCGCTTGCAAGACCGGCGCTAGCTGTACCAGCAAAACCGCGTACTTCGGGATTCTTGGCAAGGGTACGGAATACTTTGTGACCAAGTACAAGAGTATCGGGATTGATACCATGAGCCGCTTCAAAAACGGTATTCTTAAGATCGTAAAGATCGCTTAAAGGCTCGGCGTTTGCGTCGTCAAACTCTCCGCCGAACTCGCCTAATGCAGTATTAGTATCAAAGTTTGAAGTTCCGAAAAGAAGATCGGCGGCGCGCTTCTCTTTAGCGAGCTTCATAACGCGAGCGACTTTTTTAGCGATTCGAGCTTCTTCGCTTCCGGGATATTGAGAATCGAGAATATCCTCCATAGCGATTGAGTCGCTAGCCGAATAGGTCAAAGCTTTGAATGTTTGG